ATTATTTGGTTTAATCTGATTCTGGCAACACCCCGTCAATAATAGGATTATTAATAATATTAACAATTTTTTTACCATTTTCTTTTTCTTTCTCCTTTTGTACAATGTATTCATACATTTCTAATCCAGCAAATGTATAAAGTATATCATTTTTATATTTGTCAATTCTTTGTTTTGATGCCCCTTTACCTAGATAAGAATGAAATGTTTTATGAAGGTCACCTTTAGATTTATCAAAATATTCTCTAAATATTTTACAACCAATATCAATATTAATACCTATGTGATATAAATGTGTTTTTGGTATACCTTTAACTTTTTCTTTATGTTGTGGTGGGTTTATTTGCATAAGACCAACACAATTTTTGTGACTTTTAGAAAGTGGATTAAAAAAACTTTCTTTATTTATTATAGAAAGCACAAGTTTTCGTGGCAATGAATATTTTTTACTTGATTCATCAACAGCTTTTGCAATTATTTTTGCAGTAATTGGGTCTATTCTACTATTAAGATATATAATAAATTTATCTGTTGGTGTTCCACCTTGTTTTTCAACATATTTAACAATTTCTTTTTCAAGAACAACTTCTTTTTCAATAACTTTTGGTGTTTTAGTAAGATAATTTATATTTATTGCAATAGAAAATATTAACATAATTCCTATTATTACAAGAAAAATTTTTTGTAAATTTAAATTTACACCATAATTTTTTATTGAATCTATCATTTTTTCTTTTTTATAATTTTTTTCCATAACTTTTTAACCTCTTTCATTTTTTTCTTCTTCATATCCTTCTTCATGTTCATTACTATACCTTTCTTCATATCCTTCTTCATGTTCATTACTATACCCTTCTTCATATCCTTCTTCATGTCCTTCTTCATATCCTTCTTCATGTCCTTTATTATATCCTTCTTCATATCCTTCTTCATGTCCTTTATTATATCCTTCTTCATGTCCATTATCAAAACCTTCTTGTTCTGCTTCTTCGTATCCTTCTTCATGTCCTTTATTATATCCTTCTTCATGTCCAATATCAAAACTTTCTTGTTCTACTTTTTCATATCCTTCTTGTTTTGCTTCGTCATATCCTTCTTCATGTCCAATATTATATCCTTCTTCATGTCCAATATCATATCCTTCTTGTTTTGCTTCGTCATAAATTTCATCATTTTCATTTATTGATTTATTTAAATATTTTTTATGACTAATTATTTCACATTCAGTATAACCAAAATTATATGATTGATCAATTAAATCTAACAGTTCTTTTTCTTTAATATATCTCCAATTTTTTGATATATATTTCATTATAATATCGAGTTCATCAAATTGTTCTTCCATTTTTATCTCCTTTTATAATTAAAAAAATAAATCTAATGTTTTTTTAATATCTCCATTTATTAAATATTCTTTTTTCATAGGCTCTAAAAGAGTTTTAATTTTATTAATAAAAAACTTTTCAACCATAATTTTTTTATCAAATTGTAATACATTATTAAATTCTTTTGGCCAAATATGAAATGTTATTGTTTGATAATTAAATTGATTTTTCATTATATATACTACTTTTGCTTTTACTCCCTCATGTATATCTTCATAATAATTTTCAATATTTAAAAATTTAAGAAGATTTCTATAATTTGATGCTCCTTTCACATGCCAAGGAGTACCTTTTGTTGGTTTTCCATCAACAATATATTTTTTTAAATTATTAATACCAATATTTGCAGCAAGGTCTTCTGGTGAAAGTTTTAATAATTCTTTTTTATATTTTTTAATTGTTTCTGTTAGTTTATCTTCTGGTTCTAATTTTAAAATCATTTCCATTATATGTTTTAATCTTGGTCTAACTGCTTCAGAACTATCAGATCTTACAATTTCAAGACCTGTAACAGACATTTTATCAACTGGTGTTCCTTCTTCATCAACACACCAAAAAGCATATTTTTTCTTTTTTAAAAATAATGCTGACTTAGCGATAATTTCTTGTTTAAATTCAATTTTAAAATCTTTAACTTGTGAATTATAATCAAGTAATTGTGTTTCATTATATATTCTTTTATTAACATATTCTTCAATTTTTTTAGATTCTTCTTTTATAGCTTTAATCTTTTCTTCTTGGTTTTTATCTTTCCATTTTAAATCAAATAGTTCAAAATAATCACCAAGTCTAACAAAAAGACTGTCAGTATCTATGTAACAAATTAAATCGTTTGGTAAACCATCAATATTTTTTTTATTATAATATTCATTAACAAATTTTTCACCTTGTTTAATTGTATGGCGACCACAACTTGTTATAGCTTCTGCAATATTTGTATTAAAATATCTACTATATGGAACAGCAAGAATACCAAATACAGCGTTTAACCAAATTTTCAAAGCCCATTGACTTGAGAATAATTCTTGTGCTTTTTCTATGATTCTATCTTTCTTTTCACAATTATCCATATTTGCAATCTTACTTCTTAGTTTACTTCTTTTTTGTTTTAGTTCTTTTCTTTTGAAGAAAACATTTCTTTCAACTTGTGGTATTACACCAATTTTTGATGTTGAAAAAACAGAACCACAAGGAGCAATTGCAATTAATCCTTTTCTTAAAGCTTTATTAAAATTTGTTAATTTAATTCCTTTTACTTCTGATATACCAGTTATTTCTTTGAACATAGTAAATGGTCTAAATTCTTGTTCTTTAACATAATATACTATTTGACTTTCTTTTAGTCCAGTTATTCTACCAATATATGTTTCATTTGACATATTTAAAGTTATAATATGTGAGGGATAAGATGAAGTAATATCAATATCAATAACCCATGAGTGCATACCAACTGCTGGTTCTTTTACATAAGCAGCTTCAAATGTTTCTTGACTACCACCAGCAAAAAATGGAGCACACATATTATTTCTTCTATAATGGGTTAATAAAGCACCCTCAATAAGTTGTGTCATAGTATTGTAATATTTTGCCGGTGCTTTAGATAAAAGTGAAAGTGATTGAATAAGTTTTATATATCCTAATTTATCTTCTAATTCACTAACTCTTTTACAGTCAGTGATATTATATTTAACATATTTATTCCATTCATTAACATATAAATCATTTAAAGTTCCAATATATTTTACTTTACCAACACCAAGTTCATATTGACAAACATATTCAAGTGTATAATTTTCAAGTTTATTGGGACTATACCATTTATAAATATTATAGTAATCAATTATTGAAACACCAGCTATATCAATATTAATTTCACCAGTATTTTTTTGTTTCCATGTTCTAACAACATTAATTGGTGATAAAAGATTATATATTTTTTTATTAGACCCAAATAATTTATTAGTTCTATTAATAATATATGGTAAATCAAAATTCCATATATTCCAACCAGAAAGAACATCACATGAGTATTTGTTTATATATTTTAAAAATTTTATTAATAATTCCTCTTCTGTTTTACACCAAACAAATATATTATTTTTTACTTTTTCAATTAATGGTTTTATACCAAATGAAATAGATTTTTTTAACTTGTCATCATAAATTGTTATTATTGTTATTGGATCTTTTGCTTCATTAGCTGAAGGAAATCCTTCAGCAGCTTTAACTTCAATATCTAAATAATATACTTTTAAATCTGGAACAGATAAATTATCATCTGGAATATCATAATATCTTTCAGCAAGAAATTGTATTTCAGGTCTTACTTTATTTTCATACATTGTTACACTACTATTTTTTTGCCATTCATAATAATCATAATAAGTATTAAATTCTTTTTTTCTAACTTTTATACCGTCTATTGTTTTAATATTTGAGTCATTAGATGGAACAAAAACATATGGTACCCAATTAATTTTAGTATGTAAATCTTTGCCATTTATTTGTTCCCATAAATGAATTATTGAATATTTGTTATTGTAATATATGTTTTTAAAAATGTTTGTTACCCCCGTAAATACCATCATAACAACTATCACATAATTGACCAGCACCCTCTATATAATGTTGTCTTATAGCTATGTTATCACCTTTTCTATAATTTGTTAAAGAACCACAATATACGCATTTTTCTTTTTCTTCTTTTTTCATTAGTTTTATATCATATTTGTGCATTTCTAAAATTTTATTTATTAATCTTGAAGATTCTGCTCTATGATATGCAACGGATTTAACTAATATTCTTTTATCATGTTTATTCATTATCTTCTCCTGCTATTATTTGTTTGTTCACGTTGTACTTTTTTATATATTTTTCGTTCGTCACCGGAAATTTCTTTTTCACTCATCCATAAATCTAATTCTATTGCATCATATATTTTTAAACTACGTGAGTCGTGATAAAGTTTATTAATTTCTCCAACACGCCCACCTAATCTATTTTTTACAATTTTATACCATATTTCATTTTGATATACCATAGAGTCTTCATCAATGCCTAAAATAGACATAAAATCTGCGGTTGCTGGAACACCATGACTTTCAGCAATATAATTAAAATCAATTTATTCAAATCCAACAAATGATCCTTCTCTATTTAATTGACTTACTGAAACTACAGGTGTTTCAAATTCAAATGATAAAGCTCTTAATTCTTCTGCTATTGTTTTTACTGAACTATATAAATCACCATATTTTTTATATGCAGCTTTCATTAAATTAATATAATCAACATATATGACTGCTAATTTTATATCTCTTATAATTAATTCACGAAGATAGATTTTAAAATCTATGACTGATGCGGCACCAGTTGGGAATTGTTTTATGTATAAATTTCCTCTGCCTTCTTGATTTCTTATTTCTTTAAGAGATTTTACTAATTTATTTTTATGTTTTTCTGATATATATATTCTGTTTATATCAAGGTTTGAATATATTGAGTCAAATCTTTGAGCAAACATATCTTCTGACATTTCTAATGTTAATAATACAACATTATGACCATGTAAAACTTGTCTTGCTGCAAAGTTAGCCATTAATGAGGATTTAAACCCATGTATTTTTGCAACTAAAACAGAAAGTGTAAATGGTGGAAAACCACCATTTATATATTCATCAAATTGTGAAAAATATGTTGGTATTTTATAATCAGTTGCTGTAAATATTCTTTTAAGTCTATCACCTAAATCTTTAAAATAATCTAATCCTAAATCAATTTTAATATCTTTACATAAAGCATTTTCTATTTTATTTCTTAATAAATTTATATCTCCACCACTATCAATTATATCAACACCCTCCATCATTGCTTTTTTAATGGCTTTATCTTTAAGAAAAAAATTTATTTCCTCTAATAAACTGTCTTGATTTTTTGCAATATCATAATCAATAGAATTTACTTCATTAAATAATTCACTAATATTAACTTTATCTTCAGTTGAGTTTATAATTGCTTCTATTGGTGCAATTTTATTAAAATCATTTAAGTGTTTTTGATAATATTCAAAAACATATTTTACTGATGGATCATCAAAATAATCTGGTTCAAATACACTACAAACAAGAGTTAAAATTTTTTTGTTAACCATCATTGATTTAACAATGAGTTTTTCTAAAAAATCACTATTTATCTTATTTTCCATTAAATTCATTCACCTTGATAAGTTTGTTTTGGTATTGTGTTCAGGTAATATAGTTTCAAGAATATTACATATCCCCAATGCCTTGCATGTATTATTAGTAAATCTTTGGTTAGTTTATCCTGTGCTTGTGATATTAATATTTTATTTTCCATCTATTTCTTTAAAATTATAATTTCAGAATTAATTTTTTAATTTTTTTCAAACAACTTTTTATTTCCATTTTTACTTGTTTGTCTTTTTCTATTTTAGGATTTTTTAAATACCAACCATTGGTACCATCTATATAATCATTTTTATTTTTTATAATTATAGATTTTTCTAACCATGGTGATGTTAAATATTTTTTTTCTTTTTTTGAAAAACTTTCCCATTGTTTCCACCATTTTTTTAATTCAATAATCCAACATTTTCCTATAAATGGGACTTTACCTTTATGTAGTAAAAATTTTTGACAGTTATAACTATCTTTAAGATATACTTTCCATGTTCCACTGCCTTGATAAGTTTGTTTTGTTATATATAACTTATTTTTCATTTATATCCTTAAATGATTTACAACTATTTAATATTACTCTTGAACTTTGTTTACATCCCCAATGACATTTTTTACATATATTATTTAAATCGGACCACCAATAATTTTTAAATTCTTTAGTATTAGGATTTATTGGTTTATCAAGTATATAGATAGAATCCAAACCAATATTATTTAATATTAATGATACAGTTTGTTTAACGTCATAATTTTTATTCTTATTTTTTATATACTTTGCAAGAGTTATATAATTTGTGACATTTTTTACATCTAAAAGTTTTTTAACTTCAGATTTTTTATAAAATTTATATCCTTCAATATATCCAATATACCATTTTTTATTTTGTTTAATAACAACTGATTCTTTTATTTGCATTTTTATATTTTATTTATTCCTGTTCTATTTTCATATTCATTTTTTAAACCACATATTTTATAATATTTTATATTTTTCTCCTATTATTTTTTTATTATACACTAAAATAGAAGAAAAGTAAACATATTTTGTTTACATACATTATTTGATATGTTATCATAAATATTATGAATGATAAAGAAAAAATATTAAAACAATTATTAAATGAACATCCGATTGATGAAATGGTAAAATTTTCTGAAATAAATATTCAAGAAAAATTAAAAGAAAATTCTTATATGATTATAAAAT